GTCTACCGCTGCTTCGGGAACTGCTAAAAATAGCCGTTTAAACAGCAAACCCTCGAGAAGGAACAACCCCCTCGTTTGTGTCGGATGCGAAAGGAAGAACCAACTGGTTTGTCCTCATCGACGCAATAAAAATTCAAACCGGAAGGCTGCCGTCCCTTCTGGTGTTCCTTCACCTAAACCCGTACCCTCTGGGAAAGAGGAAGTAACTTCACCCGTAGAAGTTAAGGTCCCCGCATCCACCCAAGATGCACCTGTTCCAGAACCGAAATCAACATATAATTTTGGTCCTGTTCGAAATGAGGTAATAAAGGCTCTCCGCACCTATTCTGAAAATGAGAGGCCTAAGTTTTCTTACCTTGATCTGATTGTCCCTTCAATGATAGTGTCAGCACTACAGGGATTTATCTCGATGAATTACACCTTTCCGTCTATTCCATACATGGGTGTTTTTCTGCTATGTATTTTTCTTATTATCTGGCCCTTCATTAGACGTCAGAATAGCAGATTGTTCTTCGAGGTAAAACACCTTGGTAGTCTGGTTGATAGACCAGTTGCTCATTCCTTAGCCCCAATCCATCAGGTCACTCAAGGTACCTATATCGTCATGGACTTTAAGCGTGACGATAATACCTCCAAGTGTTATGCACATTTCGAACTGCTCGTTGATTTCCTTTCAAGTCCCAAGTATTGCACGGACTCTATGCCCAAAGAGAGAGTGATGGCCAATTTTGACTATTACATAGGCTCCCAACAGTCATTTTCTCTTGATCGTTTCCAGTCACTGAATGTTGATTTTGTTAGTGGCACGCGTAGACTCCTTGCAATTGTTCTTTCTAATCGAGCTCATGCCAATAAGGAGCTCGATGACTTGTTGCAGTTGGAATAGGTGGCGCTGTTGGATCTGATTCAAGAGTTTGGTTGGCAGGTTATAAGCTGGATGAGAAATTGCCATGGAAAGGCGATCCAGTACCCGATCTTAATATACGTCTATTTGATTCTTTCGGTATTAAGAATTGGGAAAGTCCAGTCCAGGTTCAGTTACCCTTGTGTCTTCACGGTGTAGCTATGCCACATCCTGCTCTTGATGACGATCTAACAGCTTTGGGGGGTGTCTGCTATCGCATGGGAATGCAGACGCCCCAAGTGGACCATCCCGTGCTCAAACGTTTTCGTTGCTTTGTCAGGAAATTTATCCGTAGGAACTTTCGTCCTATTGCTTCCGACGCGGATCTCTCTGTAGAAACCTGGCTAGAAGGAAAGAAAACGTATTCCCTGCGAAGGAGGGAGGCTTTGAAGAGATTACACTATGAACGGGTTCTTCAAGCCTCGGATCACCGTCTCTCATCCTTTATGAAAGATGAGCGTTATCCCGAGTATAAGCAGGCTCGGGGCATTTATTCGCGTGGTGATCGCTATAAAACGGAAGTAGGCCCTCTTTTCTCGCTAATTGAGAAAGAGGTTTTCAAACTCCCCTACTTCATTAAGAAAATTCCCGTTGACCAACGACCCCAGTACATTATGAATCATGTTTTCATGGAAGGATGTACATACACAATCACAGACTTCAGTTCTTTTGAAGCCGGTTTTCGTGATTTAGTCATGGAATCTTGTGAAATGGAGTTATACTCCTATATGCTCAGCAAGGTTGTCAGTCGTTTTGAATTCAATAAAAAGATCCGTAATGTTATGTTAGGAAACAACGTTATGGTGTTCAAGAATTTTATTGCCGAGATCAAAGCCAGAAGAATGTCTGGTGAAATGTGTACTTCATTAGGAAATGGTTTTACGAACCTAATGATCAGTATGTTCAATTGGCAAGAAAATGGATTGGATTTGAAAGACTTCCGTGGCATCTTTGAAGGTGATGATGGCCTCATTTGCAATCCTAAGGTAGGTGCACTTGAGGCTCTTGTGTATGATAAACTAGGTTTCCTCATTAAATTGGAGAAAGTTAATTCAATTGAAGAGGCATCTTTCTGTGGAATGTTGTTCGATCGTGATGATCTGATTAATGTTACTGATCCTCGTAAGATCCTTGCTAACTTTGGTTGGACGACTAGAAACTATATGCATGCGAAAGAAGGTTTGAGAATGGCCTTGTTGCGTGCTAAAGCGCTTAGTTTACTAGACCAATATGCCGGATGTCCAATAATTGATTCGGTTGCCAGAGCTATGCTTAGGATCTCACATCGCTTCAATATTCGTCCTTATGAACGCAGGATATTGAATGGCGCAGGTGGCGAGTGGAACGCCCAGAGGATACTAGACGCCCTTGAACGTGAGAATGAGCTCGTTCAAACGGTAAAGTCTGTCCCCTATAGGACAAGGTTGTTGGTCGAGAAGTTGTATGGTATAACTGTCAATGATCAGATTGAAATCGAAGGTGTGTTTGATAGAGTCACTGAACCTGGAAGTGTTTGTTTGAGCTGCACCCACATCTTTGATACAACCTGGTTTGATTATTTTCAGAAGTACCAAATGTCAGTCCCAAGTGATGCGAAGGGTAGACATTGTTTTAAGGCCACTCCTAGAATTTACAACTTCTCCCAAATCCCCGATTTTGTTCAAGCTCAATGGGGTACCCTATGTCACGTG